GTGCCACTAGGCGGAAAGATTGAAACGTCAGATGCGATATATCTCAACGATTATGATGATATGCTGACACCAAACGCACACCCTAATTGCCAATGTATCTTTGAAGTGGTGGAAATGTAGTATGAAGATTTGTTGTAAATATTGCGGACGATACCTAATGGACGTAAAAGGCACGACCATCATCGAAAATCTCATCTGCCCAAACTCGAAGTGCAAAGCGCACTTGAATATCAAGGTCATCACTCCGAAATCGACAGTTGATGAAATCAATTACAAGTTCGTTTCGCCTGAAATCCCACCAAAAGAAAAAACACCACCCAACGAAGAATCATAATAAAATAGGCAACCAAGTTATAGCCACAAAACCGCCGAACTCCCTACCCATCGGCGGTTTTTTGTTTGCCACCCCTCTGCCTCGAAGAATAAGTATCAGACGAATCAATGCTCACATGAGCGATGCGTTGAATATCAAAATAAAGGGTTTTATGGCAGAAGAAATGAAAACCAAATCCCTGTCGTTTAGCGTTGTCAAAGCAAAAGATGCAACTGACGGCGAGCGCAGGATTCAATTCGTTGCTTCTTCAAACCAAGAGGACAGGCACGGCGAGCGAGTCGATGTCGCATCACTCCGTTTGCCATTGAAGTCAGGTGGCGAGATTCGTGTTTCGCAGATTGGCGAAGATGGCGTTGAAGGTGTCGATGTTCCGTTGATGCTCAATCACTCTTTCGATGTTAAAGACGTTATCGGAAGCGTGAGAAAAGCATTTTACACAGACGGCGAACTCGTGTTCGAGGCAGGATTCTCAAAGGGCGAGATTGCTCAAAACATTCTCACGCTCTTAGAGGAAGGTCATCTTTCAAATGCGTTCTCGATTACGATGAGCGATTTTGATTACGACCCTGAAACTGCCGTGATTTCCAATGCGGAAGTCATTGAAGTGTCAGTTGTCTTTCGTGGGGCGAACAAAGAAGCAAGATTACTTGCCATCAAAGACCTACTCGGAGGCGAAAACATGGAAGAAGCCGAAAAAGTGGAAGTCGAGCAGACCGAAGCTGAAACGGTTGAAAAACCTGTCGTTGAGGAAGCGGAAGCAGAAACCGAAGCGGAAGAATCCTCCGACAAAGAGCCTGAAACCGCCGAAGAAACGGTTGATGAAGGCGAAACGGTTGAGAAAGATGCCGAGCCAGAGGAAGAAACCCCTGACGAAAATCTTTCAGAAGAAATAACAGAAGAAAAGGAATCCGAAATGGACAAAGAAATTGCAAAGGACGCTGTTGCTCCAAAAGCAACTCCAGTTCAGGCAGTAAAATCTAGCGATTACTTGAAATCCAAAGAGGCTCTCAAAGATTTCAAAAATATCGTCATGAAGCACCATCGTGGCACTAATGACCAAATCATGAAGGCTTGGATGGACAATCTCAAGAGCAAGGAAATCGGTGGCGATGCCATCTTGCCTGCTCGTATCGAACAAATCTTCTTCAAGACTTGGGTCGATAAGGCTGAAATCCTTAATACCTTCCGTCAGCTTGGCGCACGTTCTGGTGCCGTCTATGCTATGAAGGCAACCGCCTATGGCACCGCACAGGCTCATGAAAAGGGCGAAACCAAAGTCAATCAGGAGCTTGAAGCAATCCGCCGTGACCTCAAAGGTTTGGGCATCTACAAGAAACTTCCTATCGATTTGCAGGATTTGTTTGATGACGAGTCTGGCGAACTCCTCGCCTTCCGTGTAGAGGAACTCGCAGGTCGTGTCGCTCACGCTATCGTTGTTGGTGCTATCGTTGGTGGCTACATTGATGCCAACGGTCGTGGCTTGTTCTCTATGGCAGGCGATTTGAATAACACCACCGAATCTGGTGCGACTGGCGATTATGCAAAGGCTGTTGCTACTGTCGTTGAAGCTGATGCAAACGATACTGACCTCGCCAAAGCCATCAAGACTGTTGGTGCCGTCAAGGGCAATCGCCGTATCCTCATCGCAGGCGAAGGCTTTATGACCAACGCTCGCATCGCTCTTATCGGCATGAACTATCCTGTTGCTGATATTGCCGAGTTTGTCGGTGCTGATGAAATCTACGAACTCGAAGAAATGAGCGCATCTGGCTATGACCTCATCGCTTACAGCCGTGACGCTTATGTCCTCGCAGGCGAGCGCAACGCTACCGTCCGCACGGACTTCGACTTAAGCACCAACCAAGACGTCATGCTTGTTGAACGCTATGTCGCAGGCTCGATTACTGGTTACAAGAATCTCGCAGGTTATCCAACTGCTGAAAGCTAAAAATAGGAAAAAGGAACGATTATGGCATATATCACAGTCAATGAAGCATCAATCTTACTTGGTCGTTCCTTAACGACTGCCGAAGCCAATTCCTTTGATGTATGGGAAAGCGTGGCGGAATCACAACTCGCTGACTTGTTATGCGTTGCGAGCCTAGACGAACTCGGATATGAAGAATTACCTGCCGACCTCGCTCTCGTGCTTGCACGCTTAACAGTTGGCATTGGAACTGAAAACGAAATCCCTCTTGGTGTTTCATCTAAGAAGGTTGAGGATTTCAGTATCAATTACGACACAGCAACTCGCAACGATTTCTTCGTAAGTCTTGCGAAAGTGAATAGCGCAACGCTCGCCAAATACTCAAAGTGTGGGATTCGGTATGGCAGAACATTAAAAGAAGAAGCGAGATATTACCATCATGACCGTGTTTGATGTTTTCCGAGAGGTTGATTATATATACTTGAAAATCAAGCGTGGGCAAGTTTTCGGAAACGTCATTGAAGAAGAAATACCGCTGAAAGGCATATTCAAAAGGCGTGAGAATCAGGAAACAATGAACAATATCGAATTGTATCAGAGCAACGCAACGATTCATGCACACCCAGAGGATTTCAACAACTTCAACGAACTCGTAGGAAATGGGGTGCGAGTTTGTGGGCAAGAATACGAAATTACGAATATGACTGTCGGCACAAACTTCGATACAGGCATGACGGAACATATCACACTCACGCTTCAAAGGGCGGTGTTCTCAAATGGCAACTGACCTTCAAGTCACTAGAATCAAGTTTGTCGATAAGTCCGCTGACGTTTTAAAGACCGAAACGGCACGAATCAACAATGCGCTCGCAAAGATGGGCGATTCCGTTCTTCACAGAGCAGAATTGTTTGCGCCTGTTCTTACAGGTGCTTTGCGAGATAATGGGGACGTTCAGCAAGGCAATTTCAAAGTTGTCATCGGCTTTGGTGGGCTAGAAGTCCCGTATGCTCGCCGAAGGCACTATGAGAACAAAAAACACCCCCAGACGAAACGTTATCTCGAAAGGGCAGGCGATGCTGTGGGGCGAGAAGGGATTATTAGATACTTATGATTACACTCAATCTTTTGAAACTATTAGAGAATAACAATCTTGGCGAAATAGACAAAGACCTATTTTGGCAGAAACTTACGCTCGGCAAGATTGGTGTATATATTTCGAGTATCGGCAATCCTGTCACTCGTGGCTCACGCACCATGACTTCTTTCGAGCTTTATTCGAGAGGCAATACTGATGTTGATGGCTACAAAAGGCTTGAATCCATCGTGAGCTTTCTCAACGCTTCCTATTCAGTTTGTTCTTTGCCATCTGTTACCATCGGCAACGAAGTGGTTGCTGATGTGGTTGAAAATATAACAATAATGCCATGCTCGACAATATCCAACGGCGGTCTTGATGACAACGGCAGGATAATTTGGACGGCAACTGGCACAATATATCACTAAAGGAGTAAAAATGTCAGTTCAGACATTGAAGGCAGGCACTTACGAGTTGAGCTTAGGCGATGTCCTCGTGCCGTCCGAATTGCTCGGCGATATTACCATCAATTATGATGAATCTACCGCCGAAGCAAGCACACAGGCAGGCACTCGTGTAATTCCTCTCGGCAAACCTGCTACCGCAGAAGCGACTTTCACGCTGTTCCTTCCTTCCATTGACTACTTAGGCAATCTTTGGGAAGAAGCATATACGGCAGGCACAGGCACCGCTGATGGTGGCAACATCATCTTCGGCAACGGCTCTTGCCAGACTCGCTCTGGTCTAGCAATCAACATTCACAATGTTTGCGATAAGACCGATGCTAACGATATTCACATTTTCAGCGGTATCGTGAAGCAGACCTTCAACCCAACTCTAAGCGCAGGCGAAGTGTTACAGGTTGAATCTACTATCTATATGCAACCAACTGATAATGGTTATATCCGTCTAGGCACAGGCGATACTACGCAGAAATCGCACTATGACGTTGCTTCACAAAGCACCGTTGCAGGCGAAGAAAGCTAATCAAAAATGCCACTCCGAAAGAGTGGCTTTTTGATGCTTATTTGCGGAGTGGTGCGCCTGCCCCATCTCTAAATGTGCCATTGAGAATCTTGATGATGTCGAGAATCCACCCAATGCAAAATATTCCTACCGTGCAGATATATAGCAAGCCTTTGCCAATATTACCTACGTAAAAATGATGCAGACCAATAACTCCACCGAAGATGCAGAGCAAAAGAGCGGTTTGCTTTGATTTGTCGCTTGTTTGCACAACATATTGTTTTTCCATAAGAACTCCTTTTCCTTGACTCCATTATATCAGAGCCACCCCACACGTTTGAACAATGGGATTATAAGCAATTTTAATATCATATGGAATCAAATCAGATGTCAGATGCAATATCTATCTCAACTAGCAAGTATATCAAAACGATTGTCGTGAAAATCGATGAGCATACTTATCGAGTGCGTAAAATCGGCGCAGGCGAACAATTAGACTTGTCTAGCCTCGCAACAGAAGCGCAACGAGTCCAAATCGACATTCTTAACCTTCGTGGAAAATACGAGGCAGAAAAGGACGATGAGAAGAAGGCAAAGCTCGTCACGGAAATCGTTGAAACAATGAAACCATTATCCGAAATCCAACACAAACTCGAAGATGTCTATATCGGATTATTTGATGATGGCGAAGGCGGTAAGTTTTCGACTCAACTCGTCAAATCACTTGGCATTGAGAAAGTTCAAGAGATGTATCAAGACATTATGAGCCATATGGGGAAGAATGATGAAAAATCTGCTTGAATTGATGCGACCAGATGACCGCAAAAAGATGATTGAGCGGTATAAGGCTCGTGTCGCACCAAGTGAGAAGAAAAATAAAATCTCAAACGAAATGTTTTTACTCGCTGATTTCGGATTGATGTTCGGTTGGCAGGCTGTTATCGCCGTCAGGAATAACGAAATCACTTGGGAAGAAATGTATGCGCTTTTAGAGGCAGGGCATAAAGTTCAATCAACGCATGAACTTGATGATGCAGTCATGACAACAACTGCTATCGGCACAGCGTTCTCGAAGAAAGGGCAAGCTCAAAAGCATTTCAATCAAGGCATGAGAAAGCATTTGGAAAGGGTTGAATAATATGGCAATAGCAGGGCGGATTGAATACGAAATAACCGTCAATCAGTCAGGACTTACCAAAGGGCTTGATGAAGCCAAAAAAGAAACAAACAAGTTTGCCGATACTTTAAAAAGCGCAGGTAAGGCAGGCGCAAAGGCATTGGGCGGTGCGATTGTCGCAGGCGCAACGACTGCTTCTGTCGCAATCGTCAAATTAACGAAAGATGCCATCAACTCATATGCAGAGTTCGAGCAGTTGAGTGGCGGTATCGAAGCCATGTTCGGCGGTATCGAAGAAGGCTACGAACAAATTGCACAAGTGAATAAGTATGCAAGCGATGCGTGGAAAAATCTCACGATGTCGCAGAACGAATACTTCACGAGCTTTTCTTCTTCATATCCACTAATGAAGGCGGATATTGATGACGAGAATGAAGCTATCGAAGCGACAAACCGATTGTTAAAATTGAATAGCGATTTGTCTAATACGTTTGGCTATTCGATGGAACAGGCATCGACCGCAGTGAATTGGGCATTGAAAGGCTCATTCAATTATATCGACAACTTGAATCTTGGTATCAAAGGCACGCAGGAAGGCTTCCTCGAAGCGGCTCGGTCTGTTGGATACATGGTTGATGATGTCAAAGAATTAAAGAGCCAAGATATTCTCGATATTCTCGAAAAATACGCAGACAAGTTCGGTGTAATCGATAGAACAGCCAATGAGGCACTTGGCACACTACAAGGCTCAATGAAGATGGTAAAAGCATCATGGAGCAACATGATGACAGGCATTGTTGATGATGGTGCAGATTTCGATAAGCTCATGGACGATTTTACGGAATCAGTATCGGCTCTCGGCAAAAACCTTCTACCTAGAATTAAGACCGCAATATCTGGTGTGGTAAAGATTATTTCGACACTTGCACCGCAAATCATTCAGGAATTGCCGACTATCATCAATGAGCTTCTGCCTGCGATTATCGAAGGCGCAAAAGTCCTTGTTTTGGCACTTATCGAGAATCTTCCAGACCTCATGAGGATTTTCATCGATAACATAGACGTAATCGTTCAAGGTCTTGTCGATATTGTGTTTGCTCTTATTCCTCGATTACCAGAAATCTTAATTCTGCTTGTCGAAGCGATAATCAAGGCAATCGGCTCGCTCATCGCAAGCCTTGCGAATAATATCGGCAAGATATTTGTCGATATGTTCAAGCCTGTCGGCGAGTTCTTCTCAAAGCTGTTCGCATCGTGGGGCGATTTCGCAGATGCTATGCTCAAAGGATTTTCAGATTTCGGCAACGGCATCAGGCAGGGCTTAGAGAATATCGGCAAATGGTTTCGTGATGTCTTTCAGGGCATTTGGGATTTTGTGACGAGTGTTTTCAAGAACATCGGCGATTTCTTCGCAGGTGTGTGGAACACCATCGCAAGCATCTTCAACGGCATCGGCACAGCAATCG